TCAATTCATTGATCTCAATTCAAAACAATTAACTTTCAGTCAACAGTGGTCAGGTGCTGCTAACACTGAAGGTATGGCTTTTGTGGTCGATGATCCAGCAGCTTTGTTTGCTATTCAAGCAGATGCTACTGTAAACAATGATGACCTCGCAGCGAATGCTGCTCTTGTTCAAGGAGCTTCAAATGCTGATCTCAGCATTTCTCGTGTTTCTTTAGACATAAGCACAGCCGCAACAACTAATACGCTTCCTTTGCGTATTGTTGATTGGCTTGGTGGTTATAACGGAGATGAGTATGGAACGGCTTTCCCAATTATGGTTTGTCGCTTTAACGCTGGTCATCAACTTTCACTTATTGCTAGTGGCTCTACTGCCGCAGCACCAAGTGCAGCGTAAGGAGGAATTGACCTATGGCTATTTCACGCTCACAACTCCTCAAGGAACTGTTACCAGGTCTTAATGCATTGTTTGGTTTGGAGTACGAAAAGTACGAAGACGAACATGCAGAAATATATGAGACAGAATCTTCTGATCGTTCATTCGAGGAAGAAGTAAAACTCTCAGGCTTTGGTGCGGCTCCAGTAAAACAAGAGGGTGCAAGTATTGCTTATGATACAGCACAAGAAAGTTTTACAGCTAGGTATAATCACGAAACTATTGCAACAGGTTTCTCTATTACGGAAGAAGCAATGGAAGATAATCTTTATGATTCTCTTTCTGCCCGTTATACAAAAGCCCTTGCAAGAGCTATGGCTTATACAAAGCAGACTAAAGCAGCAGCTTTGCTTAACACAGGATTCGACACTTACCAAAGTGGCGATGGTGTAACATTGTTTAATGCATCTCACCCAACAGTAGCAGGTGGCGTAAATGCCAACAGACCTGGTGCTGGTGCTGATTTGAATGAAACAAGTCTTGAAGCGGCTGTTATTTCAATCGCAGCATATGTAGACGAGAGAGGTCTTTTGATCGCTGCTCGCCCACAGAAGCTGATTGTTCCTGCTGATTTAATGTTTGTTGCAACACGCATATTAGATACGACTGGTCGTACTGCTACTGCTGACAACGACATTAATGCTATTAACAATAACGGAACAATTCCTGGTGGATACTCAGTAAACCATTATTTGACTGATTCAAATGCTTGGTTCCTAACAACTGATGTTCCTAATGGAATGAAATACTTTTCTCGTACTCCTCTAACCACAATGATGGATGGAGATTTTGATACGGGTAATGTTCGTTATAAAGCAAGAGAAAGATATAGCTTTGGCGTATCTGATCCTCTGGGCATTTATGGCTCACCTGGTTCTTCTTGATCAGGTCTTTTTAAGGGGGGGCTTCACAGCCCCCCTTTTTTAATATATTATATAAAAACTAATATCCTGACAGTCGCATTGGGTGACTGACACTAGCCGAGACAGGAGATTCATATGGCTAATACAACTTTTAACGGACCAGTCCGTTCAGAAAATGGTTTCATTGGTGTTACTAAGAGTGCCTCTACTGGTGCTTTTACTGACAATATTACTATTTCATCCACTGGTGCTATTTCATCTACTGCATCTATAGCAACATCCTCAACGCTTACTGCTCGCAGACCTGTAATTACAACTTGGGAAGCCTCTGGTTCTATCACTGCTGCTTTAACGATTGCTCAGTCTGGCAGTATTGTTAACATCCACGGAACACTAGACAATGTTATTAATATCCCTGCGGCTTCAGGTGCGAACACAGGTGCGTATTTTGACTTTGTTGTTACCACAGCAGTTGGTTCTGGTAAAACAACAACTATTGTTATTCCGACAGCAACTGGTAGTACATTTTTAGGGCAACAGCAATTAGCGGCTGGCACAGCAGCTAATCCTGTCATTACAAATTCAGGTGATACTTTTACTTTTGTTGCTAATACTGGGATTGGTGGGCGTTGCAGAATAGAATGCGTCACTGACGATGGTACTAAACAAATTTGGACTTCATCTTCTGCTTCTACTCCTGTTGCTACAGTAGGATAATTATTTTAGCAACTTACAAAGGAGTGAGATATGTCAGGAAATGATGTACAAGCCCGATACATAGCCCCAGTAGCATCCGATGATAATGGGATATCTGTTGCGGCTACGTTATCTGAAGCAGGAAACTTAACTATTGGTGGAGCTTTAGCTGATGGTGGGTCTGTTACTTTAACTGATGCACGTAATGTTATTATTACGAGTGCAGGTGATGATCGTGGTGACACGTTTACAGTTACGGGAACTGATGAAGCAGGTAACGCCCAAACAGAGGCGATAACGGGTGCTAACGCTGGTGTTGCTACAGGCACTAGCTACTTTACAACAATAACACAGATAGCGTGTTCTGGTGCAACTACAGGTAATGTAGAAGCAGGAACAGGTACGGCTGTGGCGGCACAAGTTACAGTCAATCGTGTGAGGCTTCGTGGGTTACAATTTGTAGGTAACACCACAGGTGGTGCTGTTGAAGTAAGAACTACGGGTGCAACGGGATCAATAATCTATAAGTTTGATGCTAACAATGTAGACGATACAGTTTATCCAGATATACCTGATGGTGGTATTGTGGGATCTGCTGGAGCATATGTTGTGTATACGCAAACAAACTTAGTAAGCTTAACTGTATTTTATGAAGGATAATTTTTGTGGATACAGACCCGGTTATACTTTGGAATGTTATATTAACCATTTTGGTCGGACCTGTTGTATACTGGGGTAGAGCAATGGCTACAGAAATCAAACGGATAGACGTTCTTCTTAACAAAACAAGAGAAGAAACTGTCCGTGATTTCGCTACTAAACGAGATCTTGATACTGATGTTTCAAGGGTACTCGCACAATTAGACAAGATGGATAAAAAACTCGACAGATTATTTGAAAATAGGAGAAAGTAAATGCCGATGGGTAAAGGAACTTACGGAAGCAAGGTTGGTGGACCACCTAAGAAGATGATGTATGGCGGTAAAGTAAAGAAAATGAAAGATGGTGGTAAGTTAAAAATGGTAGATAGGAACGGAAAAAGCGTTCCTTTTTACGCCAACGATGGTGTTGGAAAAATGAAGAAGGGTGGAAAAGTTGGTTGCCCTATGAAGATGCAAGGTGGTGGCCTTGTTGAAGATCTTAAACAAATGAGTCAAGATCCAAGAATAAGAGCATCAATGGTAAAGGCTATGTCAGATAGCAATCAAACTGCTGCTCCTATATCAATGGGTCAAAGAAGACAAAGAGGCCAACGCGAAATAAGTTAATAAAGGTTGTTAAATGACAACAAGTAATACGGCAACATTTAATCTTGATATTAATGAAATTTGTGAGGAGTCTTTTGAACGGGCTGGCTTAGAGATGAGGTCTGGCTATGACCTTAAAACAGCTAGGCGTAGCCTTAACCTTATGTGTCTTGAGTGGGCAAACAGAGGTATTAATCTCTGGACTGTTGAAGAAGGTTCTGTAACTCTTGTACAAGGAACATTCGCGTACACGTTGCCAGCCGATACAATTGATTTAATTGATCATGTTTTAAGATCTAATTCAGGAACATCCAATCAATCAGATTTTAATTTGGCAAGAATTTCTTCTACAACTTATTCTCAAATACCATCTAAGTTAAGTCAAGCAAGGCCAACACAGATTTATATAGACAGACAAAGAGATGCTCCTGTTGTGTATTTATGGCCTGTGCCAAGCGCAACATACAACGGAGACTTTATCAGGTATTGGAGATTAAGGAGAGTTCAAGATACAGGTTCTCAAGGAGACAACACTGCTGATATTCCAGCAAGATTTTTACCTGCTATGGTTGCAGGTTTAGCTTATTATATAGCTATGAAAAAACCAGAAGCAGAGCAAAGGATACCTGTTTTAAAGGCTGTTTATGAAGAGCAGTTTGAGTTAGCAGCGTCTGAAGATAGGGAAAAAGCTCCTTTAGCTTTTGTTCCATTAGCGGATTACTTTACGTCATGAGTAGACCTTATACAAAAGGATCAAGAGCTTTTGGTTTTTGTGATAAAACCGGGTTTAGGTATCCTCTTAATGAGCTTATTTATGAGGTAAGTAATGGTGTGAGAACTGGTATGAGAGTTGGTAGGGATGTTTATGACCCAGATCAACCTCAAAACAGTTTGGGAAAAGTTAGAGTTTTTGATCCAGAAGCTTTGTATGATCCTAGACCTGATCAAGGAATACAAGCAAGCAGAGATTTCTTTGGTTGGGAGCCTGTCGGTGATGGTGGAGAACCTCCTGTAGGCAATGGGGCTATGGGAATGACAGGGGAAGTAGGAACAGTAACAATATCTATTGAATTAAGTGGGTAATTAATATGGCTTGGACATTAACAACATTAAAAACAGCTATACAAGATTACACAGATAATACAGAAAGCACGTTTGTCACAAATCTTCCTACCTTTATTACAGAGGCAGAAGATCGTATTATGGATCTTGTTGATCTTCCTGATTTTAGACAGAACGATACAGGAAGAGTAAGCGCGGATAACAAATACCTTGCTTTACCTGAGTATTTTTTAGCTCCTTTTAGTTTATCTGTAACATCTTCTAATGTGGTTCATTATTTGATACCGAAAGATGTTAATTTTATACATGAATCTTTTCCTACCACAACAACACGAGGCAGACCTGAGTATTATGCAGTGTTTGATGCCACGCATTTTATATTAGGACCTACCCCGGATGTTAATTATGATGCGGAAATACATTACTTACAGAAGCCAACAAGTATAACGACAGGGGCAACAACCTGGTTAGGCACAAACGCTACAGATGCATTACTTTACGGATCTCTTGTAGAAGCGTATACTTTTATGAAGGGCGAGCCTGACATACTTGCTGAGTATAAAGAAAGATTTAACCAAGCAGTAATGCGATTGAAGAATTTAGGCGAAGGTAGATTAACAAAAGATCAGTATCGTAATGGTAAATTAAGAATACAGGAAAGCTAATGTTTAATTTATCCACAGGATCTATTGGAAATGTTGGTGTTGTTACTTCAGATAACGGAGGGCATACATCAGAACAAATAACTGAGATGTGTGTAGATAAGCTTATTCATGTAGCTGACTCTGCACCTCCTGCAATACGTGAGCAAGCTAGAGCTTTTAAAAATGTAGTTCAAGGTGTTGTCCACGCTCATATCAATGAAGCTGTTAAAAATGATCGTTTAACAGTAAAGGTTCATTTAGAAAAATTGGGCTACTCTGAGATAGCCAAACATATAGGAGAATTATAATGGCTATTACACAGGCGATGTGCAGTAGTTTTAAAACTGAGCTTTTAACAGGAACGCATAACTTTACAAACAGTTCTGGTAATACTTTTAAATTAGCTTTGTACACAAGTAGTGCAACAATCAATGCTGCTACAACTGCGTATACGAGTTCAAATGAAGTATCATCTACAAATTACACAGCTAAAGGAGGGGCATTAACAAATGTTACTCCTTCAAATGGTAGTGGTACTGTAGCGTTTACAAGTTTTAGTACACTTACGTTTACTAATGTCACACTGACTGCGAGAGGAGCCTTGATACATAACTCATCCCAGTCTGACAAAGCTGTTTGTGCATTAGATTTTGGTGGAGACAAGACAGCTACGGCTGGTAATTTTACAATTACGTTTCCTACTAATGACGCAAGTACGGCAGTTATTAGGATAGTCTGATGGCAAATGTCACTGGCTGGGGCAGAGGCACTTGGGGTGACGGAACGTGGGGAGAGCCAATCCCTGTTGTTGTCTCTGGTGTTAATGCTACAGGAGCTATTACTAGCGTAGCATCTGTTAGTGGTGCTGCAAGTGTAACAGTGAGTGGCGTTAACGGGACAGCAAATGTAAACAGTGTTGTTGCTGGTATCGGTGTAGACGTAATCGTAACAGGTGTAAGTGCCACGGGTAGTGTTGGAAATGTTAATGTGTGGGCAAACATATCGCCTTCTCAACCAGATCAAAACTGGGTTGCAGAATCAACAAGCCAAACACCAGAGTGGACAGAAATAGCAGCATAAGGATTTAGACAATGACAAGTACATACACAACAAATACTGGTATAGAAAAACCAGCCACGGGTGATAGATCAGGCACTTGGGGAACTATGACAAATACCAATATGGATCTCATAGACCAAGCTCTTGATGGATTTATTTCTGTCACAGCCGCAGCCACAGGTTCTTCTGGTTCACCAAACACTCTTCCTATTACAAATGGTTCTGTGTCTAACGGAAGAAACAGGATTATCAAGATAGTCGATGGTGGTGATTTAGGTGGAACAGTTTTTTATCAGATTACTCCGAATGACGCAGAAAGATATTTCTGGATTGAAAATGCTTTATCAGGCTCACGATCAATTCTTTTGTTCCAAGGAACCTATAACGCATCAAATGATATAGAGATACCTGCTGGAAAAACAAAACTTGTTCGGTCAGATGGGGCAGGTAGTGGTGCTGTAGTTGTAGAAGTTGCGGCTAATCTCGCTGTCACGGGTTCGTATCAGGTTGATAACCTTTTATTAGATGGCAATTCAATCACTTCAACGGATAGTAACGGAGCGATTAACTTAACACCAAACGGCACAGGAGATGTTAATCTTGGTGCTGATACAGTCATGATTGGTGATGATGATGCAAATGCTACCCTAACAACCCAGGGAACAGGGGATTTAACTCTTAGTACAAATAGTGGCACAAACTCAGGTACGATTGTTATTGCAGATGCAGCTAACAACGATATAACTTTAACACCAAATGGTACAGGTGATGTTAAGCTTGTAGCAGATACAGTTGTTGTTGGAGACTCAGGAGCGACAGCTACCATTACTTCTAATGGAACTGATTTAACTCTTAGTACAAATGCAGGAACAGACTCTGGTGTTATTACAATTACAGATGGCACTAATGGCAATATAGCTATTACACCTGACGGATCAGGCGAAGTTGATATATCTAAAGTTGATATTGCCGCAGGAGCAATAGACGGCACAACAATAGGTGCATCTTCTCCAACCACAGGAGCTTTTACAACTTTATCTGCTACCAGTGACGTTACCTTTAATGGAGGCACATTTGTTTTTAATGAAGCAGGTGCAGACAAAGACTTTAGGATTGAAGGCGATAGTGATGCCAATCTAATCTTATGCGATGCTTCAGTTGATAGAGTTGGTATTAAAACAGCTACGCCATTGGCGGCACTTCATGTCACAGGTGACACTTTCTTTGGTGGTAATGTCAGAGAGAAGGTAACAATATCTGCCACAGCGTCTACAGGCACAATTAATTTTGATGCTGTAACTCAAAGTGTTTTGTATTACACAACAAACGCTTCTGGTAATTTTACTATTAATGTTCGGGGTGATGGATCAACAACGCTTAATTCTATAATGGCTACGGGTGATGCTTTAACAATAGCTTTCTTATCAACGCAAGGAAGCACAGCGTATTACATGAGTGCTTTCACAGTAGATGGTAGTTCTGTTACACCTAAATATCAAGGTGGTTCCGCTTTTAGTGAAGGAAATGCTAGTGGTATTGATTCGTATGCAATCACAGTAATTAAAACAGGCGATGCCGCTTTCACAGCTTTAGCAGCACAAACACAATTTGGGTAATTAAAACTATGGCTCCTATACTTTCTTCTTTTGGTTCCGCAGCTTCTCGTAATTACGGCATGAATTTACTACAAGAAGGTCAATTAACTGTTATTCAAATATTTAATGCAACGACCACTTGGAGTCCACCAACAGGTGTGTCTGAAATTAATTATCTAGTAGTTGCAGGTGGCGGTGGAGGAGGAACAAATCGTGGAGGTGGTGGAGGTGCTGGTGGTTTTAGAACAGGCACTGCTTTATCCGTTTCCTCTAGCACAGTTTACACGTTAACTATTGGAGCAGGTGGTGGGGCAAATGGTCCTGCTGGCGGTGCTGTTGGTAGCGATGGAGTTGCTTCTTCTATTGGTAGTCCAGCTTCAATATCTTCCGCAGGTGGCGGTGGCGGTGGCGGTGGAACAGCAGGTTCTGCTACTGTTGGTCGTGACGGAGGTTCTGGTGGCGGTGGTGGTCAAGGAACTACAGGTAGAGCAGGTGGTTCTGGAAACACTCCTTCGGTTAGTCCCTCTCAGGGAAGTAATGGTGGAGCAGGTGCAACAAATGCAGGAAATATAGGAGCAGCAGGTGGTGGCGGTGGAGCAGGAGCCGTAGGTGCAGCAGGTTCTGCTTCAAATAATGGAATTGGTGGAGCAGGTGGAAATGGAACAGCTTCAACCATTAGTGGTAGTTCTGTAACTAGAGCAGGCGGTGGAGGTGGTGGTTCTTTCGTTTCACCAGCAGGAGCCGCAGCAGGTGGTTCAGGTGGAGGAGCCGCAGGTAGTGTAAATGATTCAGCCCCAAGTGCGGCTTCAGCAAATACTGGTGGCGGAGGCGGAGGCGGTGGTGGTCAATCTACGGGTGGACTAGGGTCTTCTGGCGGATCTGGCGTTATTGTTGTCAGTTATACTACTTCAGGACTTGCTTCTTATACTTTTAACGCAACAGGTAAATGGGTTTGCCCTGTTGGTGTCACTGATATTTCTTATCTTGTTGTCGCAGGTGGTGCTGGCGGTGGAAACTGTGGTGGTGGTGGTGGAGCAGGAGGCTTTAGAACAGGAACAAGTTTAAGTGTTAGTGCTGGAACAGAGTACACAATAACAGTGGGTGCTGGTGGAGCAACAGGTACATTTGGAAATAACGCAGGGGCTTCAGGGGGTGACTCTTCGATTGGTAGCCCAGCTTCCATAACTTCTTCTGGTGGTGGCGGGGGTGGTTCTAATGGTCCTTCTGCTGGTCAAGCTGGTGCAAATGGTGGTTCAGGTGGGGGAGGTTCTTCTTCTGGCGGTAGTGTAGCTGGTGGTTCGGGAAACACGCCTTCCGTAAGCCCTTCTCAGGGCAGCAATGGTGGAACAAATAATGGTAGTTCACCTTCCTTTGGTGGAGGAGGTGGCGGTGGAGCCGCTGCTGTAGGTGTTAATGGAAGCAGTACTGCTGGTGGTGCTGGAGGAGCAGGGACAGCTTCAACATTATCAGGTTCATCTGTAACTAGAGCAGGTGGAGGCGGTGGAGGATCGCAAGCTAATGGTGGAGGTGCTGGCGGCTCTGGTGGTGGTGGTGCAGGAAATCATTCAGGAGTTGGAGTAGCAGGAACGGCTAACACTGGTGGTGGTGGTGGTGGTGGAGGAAGAAGTGGGGGTACTTTTTTCAATGGTAACGCAGGTGGCTCTGGCGTTGTTGTTATTAAATTAGAAGAATAGGGGAATATTTATGGATGCTAAAATATATAGATTTTACGGGATAGATGTTGCGATGGAACTGTTAAGACCAAAAGCAAAGTGGGAGATATCTAACAATGTATTTACTAGATGGGATGACCCACGACCTTGCCCAACAATCGAAGAAGTTTATGAGGTAATGGAGTTATCTAAAAAATTTGAAGATAAGATAAATTCTATTTGGTTGCCTGAACAGATTAAAGCTTTAGAGAAAGAAGATGAAAAATTTGAAAAAGCTATGCATTAATGATTTATAATTTATTTCCAACACCTGTTGGGCATTACAAAATAGAAAGAGATTTAACCAGAGCAGAATTAAAATTTATTAACAAACAGGAGAAAAAACAAAACGAAGGAAACAAAACAAGTGTAGATCATTACGTTTTAAAAAATACTAAGTTATTGAAACTTAATACATTTTTAGAAGAATCTTTAAAAGATTATGTAGATCATACACTAAGTCCAGTTGAAGGTAATGATATATACATCACACAATCTTGGATTAATTATACAGAGGAAGGTGAGTATCATCACAAACACGCTCATCCTAACTCAATAGTTTCTGGAGTTTTTTATATAGATACTGACCCAAAAAGAGACAGGATTAATTTTTTTAACGAGGGTTATAAGATAATTCAGTTAGAAACAAAAGAATGGAACGCCTATAATTCACAAAGCTGGTGGTACGAAACGGACATAGGAGACTTATATTTATTTCCTTCAAGCTTGCCACACAGTGTTTTTAAAGTTCCAGAAGGAAAAACAAGGATAAGTTTATCGTTCAATACTTTTGTAAAAGGAGCGATAGGTAGTGACGATAGATTAACAGAGTTAAAATTATAAGGATATAAGATGGCACATTTTGCAGAGATAGATTCAAACAGTTTAGTATTACGAGTAGTGGTAGTATCTAACGCTGACACGGCTCTTGCTGATGGCAAAGAAACGGAGAGTATTGGAATAGCTCACTGTCAAAAATTATTTGGTGGCACTTGGGTTCAGACTTCTTACAACGGCAAATTCCGCAAAAATTATGCAGGTGTTGGTAGTACTTATGATTCAACAAGAAATGCTTTTTATTCACCAAAACCTTTTAACTCTTGGGTATTAAATGAAAGCACTTGTGTTTGGGAAGCTCCTGTTGCGTTACCTTCTGATTCAGGTGAGGGTGATCCACCTAAAATGTACAGATGGGATGAAGATTCAACAAGCTGGGTAGTTGAAGAGTGATATATGGAAACAGCAGAGATAATACAGGTTGTATCAAGTCTGTACCCGATAATAATAGGGTTAACAACTTTAATATTTATCTTGTCAAAAATATGGGTGGATGTAGAAGCACTGAAAGAACAAGTGAGACAACTGTTTGTGTTTCACAACAATGAGAAAGAAAAAGAAAAAGAGAAATGATAGACCCTATTACAGCATTTTCTGCAATTAAATCTGCTCACGCAGCAATAATGACTGCTGTCAAAATTGGGAAAGATGTCAGTAGTTTATCTAACGCTGCGGCTAAATATGCTAAAGGAGAAGCTGCACTTCAATCTCATAGTGAGGTAAAGAAGAAAGGTTTGTTAGCAAAACTAGGAATGGTTGAGGGTGATGCAATAGACTCGTTCTTCCGTAAGAAAGAGCAGGATGAGTTAAGAGATGAGCTAAGATCCGCATTCCAGTTGTACGGGAAGCCGGGAGCGTGGGAAGCGTTACAAGGAGAAATAGCTAGGGTTCGTGCTGAAAAAGCAAGAGAGTTTAAAAAAGAACTACTGCGTAAGAAGATGATCAAAGATATTTGTATTGCTGTTTTGATTGTTGCTATGTTTTCTGTAGCTGTTGCTTTATTTGGTTTTGTTTTTGTTCAAAGTAGCGAGGTTGCTTATTATGCCATTAACTAAATTACAGTTTAGACCCGGCATTAATCGTGAAACAACGTCTTATACAAATGAGGGCGGTTGGTTTGATTGCGATAAAATTAGGTTTCGTTACGGTGTCCCAGAAAAAATAGGTGGTTGGTACAAAGTGTCAGGAAACACGTTCCAAGGAACTTGTCGTGGTTTAAAACCGTGGGTCGCGCTTGACGGAACTCAATTTATGGGCGTTGGAACAAACCTTAAATACTACATTGAAGAAGGGGGTTCTCTTAATGACATAACCCCTATTCGATTAACAACAAGTGCAGGGGACGTAACCTTTGCAGCTACTAATGGTTCTGCTGTTATTACTGCAACAGAAACAGGTCACGGGGCAATCCAAGGTGATTTCGTGACTTTTAGTGATGCAGCTAGTCTTGGTGGGGCTATAACAGCACCCGTGCTTAATCAAGAATATGAGATTACAGATATTGTTAATGCTAACAGTTATAAGTTTACAGCAACAGCTACAGCTAACAGTAGCGATACAGGCAATGGTGGTGGGGCTTCTGTTGCTGCTTATCAAATTAATGTTGGTTTAGACACGTCCGTGTCGGGGACAGGATGGGGTGCAGGAACGTGGGGTCGTGGAACGTGGGGTTCCGCTTCTAGCTTATTAGCGGCGGGGGCAACACTTCGTTTGTGGAGCCACGACAATTTTGGCGAAGACTTGTTAATCAATGTCCGGGACGGTGGTATTTTTTACTGGGATAGGTCGGATAGTGCTTCCAGTTTTGTTCGTGCTGTGGCTTTGTCCGATGAAAGTTCTGACGCAAAAACGCCAACAATTGCCAAACAAATACTTGTTTCAGACGTTGATAGGCATGTTATTGCCTTTGGTTGCGATCCCGAAACCGCTATTGGGACACAAGACCCTCTATTGATACGTTTTAGTGATCAAGAAAGTCTAACAACGTGGACAACTTCTACTACGAATACAGCGGGTTCCTTACGAGTTGGTAGTGGTTCAGAGATTATTTGTGCGGTTGAGACAAAACAACAGATTATTGTCTTTACAGACAATTCGGTTCATGCAATGCAATTTTTAGGTCCCCCTTACACTTTTGGTATTCGTCAAATTTCGGGCAATACGACCATAATTTCCCCAATGTCGGCCAAAGCCGTAGATGACACAGTGTTCTGGATGGGCGATCAAGAGTTTTATGTCTACGATGGAGGTGTTAAAAAGCTCCCGTGCAGCGTTAAATCGTATGTATTCAATGATTTTAACCTTGGTCAAGGATTAAAAGTTTTCTCTGCGCTCAACAGTTCTTATGGGGAGATTTGGTGGTTTTATTGTTCCGCAAGTAGCTCTGAAATAGACAAATACGTTATATTTAACTATGAGGAACAGGTTTGGTCGTATGGTAATCTGTCTCGAACCGCGTGGGTGGACCGAGGTATTCTTACCTATCCAATAGCGGCAGGAGATAATTATCTTTATTATCAAGAGTTTGGATTAGATGATGGCTCAACAACCCCTGATTCGGCAATTGAGGCACATATTGAAAGCTCTCAGGTCGATATAGGTGATGGCGACAGGTTTGTTTTTGTGTCCAGACTTATACCAGACATCACGTTTGATGGATCAACTTCTAGTAGTCCTGCTGTAACTTTTACTTTGCAGACACGTAATAACCCCGGTGGTGCTTACCTGCAATCTGACGATAGCACAGTAACGCAGAGTGTTGCGGGGTCAAGTACAGTTGTTGAACAGTTTACGCAAGAGGCGGATGTACGCTTGCGTGGTCGTAGTTTTGCAATTAAAGTGTCTAATTCAGACCTTGAAAATCAATGGCGATTAGGGTCTCCACGGGTTGAAATACGCACGGACGGTAGACGGTAGTTATAGTTTTTGTTACAATAAGGTTTCGTCGGACACCAAGTTCCACGCCACACGGTTAAATGTGCTTTTTAATAATTGATGGAATATTGGTATGCCTAATGACGCAATGATGGAACAGATGATGTCTCAAATGCAAGGAGAAGCCCCTCCTATGCCTCCTCCCGAAATGATGATGGAACAAACCGAAGAGGTGGCTATGCCAGAGGGTGGCATTGCCTCGTTTGTTGGTGCAGAAGAAGCCCCAATGGTTCCAGAAAACGGTATTGGTTCGCTAACCGAAATGACAAGTCAATTAGCAGCAATGGGGCGCGAGGGTGACATATACGTGGTCCACGCATCAGAAGGCGATACTGTCATACCGATGGACGTTTTGAACGCCAACCCACAACTTAAAGACATGCTTTTTGCTCAAATTGGGGAAATGGGCTATGAGCCAGAGCGTTATATCGTTGGTAACGAACTAAATTCCATTAACCCCGAAACAGGGTTACCTGAATTTTTCTTTAAAAAAATGTTTAAAAAGTTAAAAACCGTTGCAAAAATTGCTCTTCCTATTGCCTTGGCATACTTTGGGCCAGCCGCGTTTGCCGCAATGCAAGGAGTGGCTGCTTCTACTTTAAACCCAGTAGTAACAGGGTTAGCTGCTGGAGCAGGGGGTGCAGCCGGAACTGCGTTAACAGGTGGAAATTTAAAAGAATCTTTAACTTCTGGCGCAATATCAGGGTTAACGGCGGGATTAGACGCAAGATTTGGTAGTGGGGCTTTATCTGCAGACAGACTTCCTTTTCAAACAGCGGGAGGAGGTTTCCCGAATGTCGGCCAAGGCCTCACCGTTGACCCCAATAAAGTATATACTCAAGGGGAAATTCTACAGCTAGCAAGTGATCAACGATTACTGGCTCGTCAAACGGCGGCTGGACTTGTACCGCCTGTTGATGTAAGGCTCGTTTCCCCGCAAACAGGGCTAAAAGCAGCAACGCAAAAAGGGGCGCAAGCAGGGCTACAAGCAATAACAAACCCCACTATGTTCCAACGTGCTGGAGCCTTTCTTAATCCAATTAGAGACGCAACAGGACAAAAACTTGTTTATAACGCTGCTACAAAAACTCTTGCACCTGTGACTATGGGCGCAATTAAAGCTGCTCTTCCTGCAATAGGGGCAACTGTAGCAGGTTCTGCTCTTATGGGTGGTGGAGGCGGTGGCGGTGATGCTCCTCAAGACATCTACGGCAGTCCAACACAGGAACAAATTGATGCTCTTAGAGTTAATTTCCAAGATTTTCCTACTACAAGAAGACCTTATAACGCTCTTGTTGGCCCCGGAAGAGCCTATGCAAGAGACGGAGGGTTAGCCTCCCTTCTTCCTGTACGAAAAATGCAAACAGGTGGAGGTATATTTGACATAGACCCTGCGCTTAGTCCTTCAGGGCAACTAGATCGTCTTAATGAGTTGTACGCACAAGAGTACAGGAAAGCTACTACAGGTCCTAATCCTATGACAGAAAGTCAATTTGTTTCCTCGCCTCTTTTTGGTGATTTTGAAAACCGATTGATTTCTACAATTGGTAGTCTCCCCTATCAAACGGCTAATGAAAATAGATTAAAGGCAGACCTTGCCGCACAAGAAAGCAGGGCTTCCGATCCAAGCAATTTATACAATACTTCTGCTTCTAGGATTGCGGAAGCTATGCGAAATCAATTAGGTGCATTTAACACACAACAGAACACACAGAATGCGGAAGCCGCCGCACAACAAGCCGCCGCACAACAAGCCGCCGCACAACAAGC